ATCAACAGTGACATTACCAACCTCAGCAGTTAATTCTCTTTTTCTATTTTCAGCAGAACCATCATCTGGAACCATGCTTCCGTAAGTCGGATTAGCTTCAGTCGAAGTTAAGGACATTGAACCATCTGTTCTAAATGCAAAGTCACCTGGCAAAGTTAAATTAACAACTATTTGACCTCCTCCTCCTGAATCAGCTTTTGTTTGGTCTGCTGTAGAATCATTGATAAATGGTTGTATGGGTTGTTGAAATTTTTGACTTTTTGCATTAGCTAAAGCTATTGGGTCAGCAGTAATATGTTTTCTTCTTATCTGTGGATGTTTAGCTTCGTACTCTGATTTATGAACGAGTGAGCCATTCCACTCTCTTACCATTTCATTATAAGGAAATGCCATACCTGAGCGGTCTGAAATTGCTTTTGCATATTTTCCTCTTGCATATGCCATTAATATACCCCCGTAAATCTTTTACCACGAATAGCTGCTTTACCACCCTTACTCATTTTAACAGCTCCACCTTTTTTTGCTGTTCCAAAAGAAGTGCCATAAGAAGCATATGGATTAACAAAAGGTTTTGGTTGCATTGACTGTGTATTACTAAGTCCAATATTTGAATATACATTTTGTCCTGTAAGACCCTTTGATGGTTGATATTGATGATATAGAAACCTATTATCATGTCTTTTCTGAAGTCTTTGAAGTGCAGCAAATTGTTTATCATATTCTTCATCACCTGCTTTTTGAGCTC